CTCGTCGCCCCTACTCAGAAACCAGTTGTCCTTACTGGTGGTGTCACTTATTTGATACCATATATCTGCACCGCCCAAGACAAATCCTTTGCTGGTAGCGGTATTATCAATAACTACCGCAATCGAGATGATGTCTTTATGCGTGGTTACAAGGAGCGTATTCGCTTTCTTACTGGTGATGCTTCAGCTTGGACACATCGGCGTATTTGCTTTACCCTTAAGGGTAACGCTATTATCAACAGTACTACCGCCACTTCGCCCCTCTTTTTAGAGGCTGCTCCCAATGGTTGGGTTCGTTCTGCGACACAAGCCAACGGTACTAGTCTTGGCACGTCTATTACTGCGGAATTGTTTAAGGGCCAACCCAATGTTGACTGGACCAATTTTTTTACTGCCAAAGTGGATACCAATCGTGTCACTCTTATGTTCGATAAGACTTGGCATTATCGATCTGGCAATGACCAACAGCATATTCATGATCGCAAGTTATGGCATCCTATGAACAAGAATTTCTATTACCGTGATGATGAGTCCGGTAATTCTTCAGTTGAAGGTGCAGTTCATGTCGGTGGTCGTCACGGCATGGGTGATTATTATATCATCGATTTTATCGAGAGTGTCAATCCCTTGACTGAAAGCGTTGCGCAGTTGCAATATGAAGGTACTTTGTATTGGCATGAAAGATAGTTATACAGTGCGTAAGCACTGTGTTGAATATAACTCGCACTGTGTTACCCTAAGCCTAAATGAGATACTATGTGACAATTGAATGTTAGAAAGGGGGGGTCTTGGCCCATCCCGACCCGGAGCGCAGCGGAGGAAGCAGGGTGGGTTAGTACCCCACCAACCCCCCCCGGCGGAGCCGACTGTGTTACTAATTCCACAAAGGACTGTCAATGAATATAAAGGTGCAGTTTGCATCCAACCAATCTGCGTCCGCCCCCTTATCAGCTCTAGGATCAGTGTTTGAACACCAGATAGCTGGTTTTCCCCACGTGATCAACTTCTTCCCTCTGTACTTGTCTGTGGCGAAGAATTCCTGCTGATGCCCTAACCAAAATTTATAACCATGAAAAAACTCTAACCCTCCTTGAATATCGTCGAAAACGGCATAGTCGACGTTAGGGTTGAATTCGTCCAATGAAAATAAACCCCCAAAGTATATATGTGTGCCTAGTGATCGTGCCCACATAGTTTTTCCTAGTCGGGATGGGCCAATCAGGACAAGTGATTGACCACGTCGTCCAAGCTGATGTCCTTCCAGATTTTCTCGTACCCATTCGCTGAGTCCTTCCACTCGTTCTGGCGCAAATGTGTAGCCGTCTGGGTTTCGATACGGTTCAGGGTCGTCTCGGTACTTCCAGTCAGCATACTTGCATAAACTGGGGAAAGAACAGGCCAAAGATCGAGGAGCCAGTCGTCCACATAAGTCGAAAAACTCGTCTCGAGTGTCTGCCAGTATGATTTCATGCCACGGATCGCTAGGTTTATGAACATCGCTTCCGTGTGGTCGTTCGAGTCCCCCAGCAACAACATCTCCCTCTTTCGTTGCATAGTCAAACATCTTCTCCGGTGTCTTTTTGCCAGGGAGCACATTCGGATGGTGTCCTTCCACATCAAACTGACGTGCATTTCGAGTTGAATACTCTCTGCCGAAGTCCACAAAAGCGTGGAGATGAATTCCTCCATCAACGTGATTCTCTCGTCCAATGATACACTCAGCCCCCAGTTCTGCGAGAAGGAGCACAATTGAGTGTGGATCAAGGTCTCCGCATTGAGCGTAAGTGAGCAATGCATATCGGCGTCGGAATCGGAAAGCCATGGCTGAGTCATCGTGAAGAGGAGGCAGAGAGAGTTTTAATGTTATACTCTCTCTGTCCATCTTCCTCCCTCCCACCTTCCCCGACTATATATAGCCCCCCCTTTCCCTGTCACATGCTTTCACATGCCACTTGAATCTTTCCCTCCTTATCACATGCCACAACCATGCCTCGGTTCAATTCGCGTCGTTTGCGCTATCGCAGGCGTCGTCTTACTCGTCGCCCTGTTCGTCGCCCTGTTCGTCGTCGGACCATTACCCGTCGTCGGTCCATGACAAGGCGTCGTATTCTCAATATCGCCACCGAAAAGAAGCAAGATAATCGTCTTACGTTTTCCAATGTCGATACACCACTCGTCGCCCCTACTCAGAAACCAGTTGTCCTTACTGGTGGTGTCACTTATTTGATACCATATATCTGCACCGCCCAAGACAAATCCTTTGCTGGTAGCGGTATTATCAATAACTACCGCA